TTCAAGTTCTTCTTTTAACTTCTTCTTTTCTTTTTTCCAATTCTTAACCTTTGCAGTTTCTACCCATACTTTAACGCATTCAGACTTAAAGCAGTATTTTTGATTAAAGTGCTTGGATTCAAATTTCTCTTTGCAGTTTTTACAACGTGGCATCGTCTTTATGAAATATGTAAACTTCTTCCACGTTGCAATCTATGTTAGTGCATAAGTGTACGTTTATTATGCCGTCATCTTCTAAGTTAAAGTCTTCGTATTCGTGTTGCTCTTGCCATTTTATTGGCTCTCCGCATTGTGGGCATTTCATAATTCTAATTTAGCATCGTTAATAATTTCTTTTAGCTTGTCGATTTCGTGTTTATGTTCTGCTATTATTATTTGATTTCTAAGATTAGCTTTACATTCTAAATAGTATTCTTCTTCAAACTTCATAAAAACGGAATTAAAGTGTTCTATGTCTTCTAAGCTTTCTTTCATAGAATTTATTAAGTCTGTTCTGCTTTCGTGTTTTTCTACAAGTTCGTCAAGACTTGCTTTAAACTTTATGATCGTAGTCTTTAAGTTTATTTTTGCTTTTAGTATTTCAAGTGTGTTCATCTTATATTTTTAAGTGGGTTTACGCCTCCTATTTCAAAACCTAAACCTCTGTTAAATTCACAAAAGATATAGTCTTCTAACAAGGTTTGTTGTCCTCCTGTGTCTGTGTCTTTTATTTTGTCTACAGAAATTAAAGTTACATATTTCATTGATTCGTGTTTTACAAGTCTGTGTATTACTAAGAAGTCATCGCAGCGATTTAAAAAGCTCTTTCCACCTTCAATATGTGCAGCCATTGGTGGACGTAGGTGGTTTTCCCAATGATGACCTTTAGGAAATAAATTTCCACCTCTACCACTTTCTGAAGTTGGGTGCGTGTTTATGTAAATAGTCTTGCCTGTTTCGTTTACAAACTGACGTGCCATGTTTAAAAATTCGTAGTTGCCTTCGTAACCCATCTTTCTATCTAAGCCGGTGTATGGATCAATTAAACAAGCATCTGCATCTGACTGTCTAAACAACTCTAAAAGTTCTGCAGGTTTGTAAAGCTTTGAATTGTCTATGAAGTCAAAGTATTGTTCTAAGTATGTAGCTGCACTTGTAATTTGTTTATGACTTAAAGTCTTATAAGGTTTACCTGTAAACATTTGTATCATATCACGAAGTATTTGACCATAGCTATTTTCACCTGCCCATAAGCAAAACTTTAAATCGTGTTTAAGTGCAAGTGTCAAAAAGTACCAAAAAACAAAGTACGATTTTCCAACATTATCATGCCCAAGAATTATGTTTAGTTGTTTAGGTTTAAATACTATGTTTTGATCAAGTTCGCATCCTATTTCTAAACCTTGTTTTATTTTACCGTCTCTATAGTCAAGTAAGTATTTTAATTGTTCGCCTTTTCTAAGCATATCCTAACCTTTTTGCTTTTTGTGTAAGTTTATCTTCTTCGTGTTTTGGTTCTTTCTTTAACCAATTCTTTGCAGTCAAATATAATGATTTGTATTTCTTGTTGTTTTTAAAGTTCTCTATGCTATCTAAACACGAATCTATTTGCTCTTTAGTGTAGTCTACCTGTAACTTGTTAAACTGTTCTACAGACATAGACAAATGTGCGAAGCTTCTATATATATCTTTTACACTAACACTTACACTAACACTATCGGTTATTTTTGTTATCGGTTTATAACAGGTGTTATCGTTGTTATCTTTTGCCCATCGTTTAGCCATTCCTTTTTTACCTGCTTCGCTTTTCTTCTTGCGTATCTGTTCGTATTTCTGTAAGTCACGTTTCAAACTTTGTTTAATTGGTTCGAAACAAACTTCTGTAAGCAAGTCTTTAGTAGTTGGGTTTAAGTCGTTGACGTATTCTAAAACGTGCTTAAACAACTTACCTGCTTGTTCATCACTTAGCTTCTGAACGGTGTGTATTAAGTCGCAATACAGTAAAAAGCTTTTCTTGTTGTCTGCCATATATTATTGAAAAAAAAAGTGTAACGCTTTCGGTGGGTAGGAACACTTACTAACGTCACACTTAAAAAATTTGATTGTCCTACCAACATTGCAAATATAATTAAAATTCTATTAAATCATTTTTATCCCAAAAATATTCTGAAGCATATACTTTTTTACCTTTTACCTTTCCATCCCAAAAACGACCATCTTTTAAAACGTCAATATAATATGTGCCTTGATAATTACCTTTAACGTGGTTAAAAACTATATAAGTTTTAATTTTTGTTTTTAATGAAATATCTCTGTAATGTTGGTAGTGTTTATAATTACAACCTGTTTCAATTTTACCTTTAAATTCAACCCATTTATTTTTGCTTTTGACTTCTACAAATACCGTGTTGTTATTTTTAAAACAAATTAAGTCTGCACTAATGTAGTTTTCATCTCCTATAATTTTAGGCGAAATTTCATCTTGAAATTGGTATAAAGGCAAAACATAATAACCTTTATTTAAAAGTTTTTTTGCTATTTCTCTTTCTCCGTCTTGACCAAAAGCTAAAGCTTCTTTAAAATTGTCCTTGCTCTGCACCATAATGTTCCCAATTTTTTCGTGTTTGTCTACTAAAATAATCCAATTTATTTCCTATGCACATACGTTCAACCATTTCATAAAATGCTTCTGGCTTTCTGCTATGTTCTCTTCGTGGTTCTGTTATTATATCTCTTTCACTACTACCTTGTATTATTGGCTTTCCTTTAATTCCTAATAAGCAAAATTCAACCTGCATACGCACGTTTCTACCCATACCCATTTTAACTTTATCCCATACAATAGTAGCTTTATATTCAAAACCCCATTCTTTCATAATATCAAAACTATCTCTTAAAAAAGCGTGTGTAGTCCATAGAAACAAAACACTATCCTCAGCAGATGGTATTTCTATTTTTTTAATTTGTTCTACCGTCATTGTTGGGTAGTCTACTGCACCTCTATTGTTTTGCGCATCATAGTCATCGCTACTGAAACCGCCTTTTTCGTTATACGCCCACGGTGGATCTATTGCTATAACGTGATACTTTTTGTCTAAAGTTGTTAAGTTTTCTGTTTCTATTTTTTGTTTTACTTCTTGTATTTTTTTATCTCTTTCCTCTTTCTTTTCTTCTTTCTTTATTTCTTTGTATGCAGCGTTTATACTTACTTCGCCTGTTGCAAGTTTTGCTTTTACTTCTTGTGGTGCTTTCTCTTGTATTTTTTTTACTTTAGAAATAGTATCGTGTGAAACTGAAGCCACTTTAGCAAGTTCTTTTTTGGTTGAAACTTCTTGAAGTGACTCGTCAGATTTCTGACTTGTCGTTTTTCTTATACGTTCCTTTTCCTTTGCTTTTTTACTAAAAACTTCTTCAAGTTCTAAAGCTAAAACACTTCTTTGGTAGTTGCTTAAATTACGTCTGCCAAATTGGTTTAAGATCATCCATTCCTTAACGCTTTCTTCACTTGCAAAATGTTTGCTTGTTGTTTTATATTCTAAGTCAAAACGCTGCGCTATACTAAACCTGTTGTGTCCGTCAATTATATAGCCGTTCCAAGTTATTATAGGTTCTCTTATTCCTTCTTCTAATATGTTTGCTTCAAGCTGTGCATATTCTTCTGCACTTAGTGCAGGTATTAAATTTTTAAATTCTTCTTTTACTTCCATTTTTCTTAATATAAATTATTAAATTATTGTCTATTCTTCTTTTAATTATGTTTAAGTCTCCTATTGTAGTCGCTTTTCTTACGTCTTTTTCTAAGTTGTAAGTTTTCTTAGGCACAGGTATTTTACCAAAGACTTGTTCGTATTCTTCTGTGTCTATTTTTAGCATTTCGTCTTCATACTTTGTTAAGTCTTTGTAACGTTTTATGCCGTGTATGATCGTAGCGTGGTTTCTATTAAAAAACGAACCTATCTTTTGGTAAGGCATTCCGTGTTTACGCATAATAGTATAAAGATAGATTCTCTTATTGACTAACTGAACGTGCCTGTGTTTTGTAGCAAGTCCGTCTTTCTTTATTAGTATAAAGATAGATTCTCTTATTGACTAACTGAACGTGCCTGTGTTTTGTAGCAAGTCCGTCTTTCTTTATTACCTGTTTAATTAAGTCTTCCATATATCCAAGTTATTATAGCGCAGTAAATTATTTCTATTAGTCGCATAGTTCTACTTTTATTATAAGTCCTTTCCACAAGTTAAAAGCACTAATTGCATCGTGTTTGTTGTATGCTTTTAAATATTTAATTGCATAGCTTACAGGTGCGCTTGTGTCACTACCTGCATATTGTTTGTAAGTTATTCTGTAAGTGTTTAACATTTCTTCACGTTTTAGTAAGTAATCAAAATAGAGACTGTCGTTAAAGTTGTCCCAAAATTCAAGTTTAAATGGA